CGAGGTCGGCAACAGCTTTAAACGCCTTGGGCTGTCTATGGCCGAACAACAAGGCTATGCCGAGGCGCTTGGCATTGATTCAAGCCTGATTTCCATGCTCCGCCAGACCAGCGCGGAGACAGAGAAGCTCAAGCAGCGTGCTCGTGACCTGGGTATCACGCTATCCCCAGAAGATATAAAAGGGCTGAAAGAATATAACGAATCCATCTCCGAGATGGATGCGGCAATGAGCGGACTTAAAAACTTAATCGCCGTTGCTATTGTGCCGGAGCTTGAAGACTTGGCTGAAGGCTTCAGCGATTTGCTCGCAAAAAACAACGCGTGGATTGTCGATGGCGTGGAGGCAACTGTAGAGCTTGTCGTAGACTTGGTTAACGCGCTCAAAAGACTGGCACCTTTTATCCTGACTGCTGGCGCGGCGTTTGGGATAGCGACAATCGGCACATCCGGCTTTGTAAAAGCGCTTCGTTTCCTAATATCTCCTCCCGTTTTAATTGCCGCCGGGATTTTAGCTATCGCACTTGTGCTCGACGATCTTATCGTGGCGTTCCGGGGCGGTGAGTCTGTTATTGCAAACTTCTTCGAGGAATTTTTCGGCTGGGATATTCAGCCGCTGCTTAAGGATATTGTCGCGGTCTTTAAAGAGGTCGTCGGCGGGATACTGGGTGGCGCAAAAATCATATTCGATGCCTTGAAACCGCTGACCCCTGTTATTCTGGCGATAGGTGCCGCTTTCGCTGCTGCTACCGTTGGCCCTACAATATTTGCAGGAGCACTTGCCCTGATAACATCACCTATAACCCTCATCATTGCCGGGGTAGCCGGCATATTATGGGCATTTAACGACTTGTCGAAAGTGTTCAAGGGCGGCGAGTCTGCAATCGCTGGTTTCTTTCAGGAGTTCTTTGGTTGGGATATACAGCCGGTGCTAGAGGGGATAGTCGATGTCTTTAAGTATATGTGGGATGTGCTGGAGCCTTTTGTGCCGTTGATTGCCGTGGTTGGTGCTGCTTTTACTGCTGCCGCAGTTTCCCCGGCGTTGTTCGGCGCAGCCCTTGCCCTTGCTACCTCGCCCATTACCCTAATCATCGCCGGTATAGCGGCGGTGGTGTGGGTAATCAATGATCTGATAAAGGCATTTCAAGGCGGCGATTCGGTCATTGCGGACTTCTTTCAAGAGTTCCTGGGATTTGATATTCAGCCGGTTTTGGTCGGTATTGTTGAAGGATTCAAGGCAGCGTTTGCAACAGTGACTAACCTGGTTTCTGGATTGTTTGACGGAATTGTAAAAATATTCTCAGGACTTGGGGATATTCTGTCTGGTAATTTTTCGGAGGGGTTTGAGAAAATCGGCGAAGGCTTCATGGAAATAATCGACTTGTGGGCCGAAGCCTTTAGAAGTATTTTTGGTGGTGTGTTCGATTGGCTGAAGCAAAAGGCTTTGGACATCCTGCCGGACTGGGTCGTAAAACTTGTCGGCGGAGCCGGCGATGCGGTATCAGCCGCTGCGGGTATAGCGGGCGACGTGGGCAACTGGGTCGGTGGGCTTTTCGGCGGCGAAGCTCCAATCGCAGGCGTAGCTCCAAGCGCGGCCATGCAGCCGGGCGGAGCAGTAACAAACATAGGCGGAGCATCGAGCCGAGTAGAGCAGACCGTGAACATGGAAATCCGCACGTCTGACCCTGAGAGAGCAGGAAAGTATGCGGCCGATGGCCTGCAACGACAGTTAGATGATGCGCGAACCCAGACACGCGGCAGGGGAGGCAGCTAATGGCAAGCATTGTCGATTACGCAACGGAAAATTATAAAACCGGAGGGATTCGTGATTATCTCAATGGGCAATTTGCAGGCGAACCCGATACTGATGCGGAAACCGTCGGCATCGGCGGCTTTACGGCCTTTGCGCAGATAAGCGAAAAATTCAAGCGCTCTGCCAAGGTGCCTACCACCTTCCTTGAAGACGGTAGCCATGTTAACGATCACATCATCCGAGAGCCCCTTACGGTCAGCATCGAGGGAAACGTCTCTGACCTTTTTGTGCTACCGAGTGAGCCAGTTGCGATACTGCAGGAACATCAAGCGCAGATCGGAAAAATCACGCAGTATGCACCCGCCAGAACTCAAGCACAGTTAAGCCGTGTTTCAGGTTTGGTCAATGACTTTACGAGCGCAATGGATAAAGCCGACGCGCTAATCTCATCGGCACAGGGTGCGGCCAAATATCTCGGGAATCAAGACAAAGAAGCTCAGACCAATATTGAGAGTTTTCTTGACGCAATGAAAGGACTTCAAGCGACAGATAAGCTAATCAAAATCAGCACGTCGTTCAAGACCTACACCGATATGTACATCACATCGCTTGAAGTCACTCGCGACAATCAAAACCGAGCCATTAACTTTACCCTCGAAGCGCAGAAAGTGCGCATTGCGCAAACCCTCTTCACAAAGACTACAGCCGCTCAGAACGCAGCCATTGCCACGGCTGGGCAGACAGACGGCGAGACGGACAAGGGGGCGCAGGAAGGTGAGGAAGTGGAAGAAGTGGAAGAGAGCTTGACTACAATTTTTGGGAAAATGTTAGGGTGGATTCCAGAATGAGACGACTACAAAATATAACATCCGAACCCATCCAGCGGCATACGATCCTTTTTGAAAAGTCGGAGATAATCTTTACATTGAGATTCTATCCGCGCACACAAATATGGATGTTTGATGCGGAGTTTGGTGATAAGAAGGTTTACGGTCTCAAGCTGTCCGTTGGCGTGTTGCACATGATAAGCCAGAATCAACCCTTTGATTTTATCTGTATTGACCGCAGCGGTAACGGCATTGACCCATTCAAGCGGCAGGATTTCAGCTCCGCCCGCTGTGAAATTTACATGCTGGAGGCGGCGGATATGGAGCAGCTCCGTGGCATGGAGGTGCAGTTCTGATGACCACTCCAAGATTTAGCAGGAATTATATCCTTAGAATAACCGCGGGCGGGCTCAACATTGAGATAACGCCGCCGATCCAAATTGTCTTCGACATCGCGAAGTCTATCTGGGGCGGCATTAACAAAATGAATGTCCAGATCACCAACTTGGCCGAGAGCAAACGCCTGTCGCTGGTCAAAGACATGGAGGAAAACGAAAAAATAATCCCTATATCGCTGTTTGTCGGCTATCAAGACCGCGTGGAAATGATTTTCAAGGGCACAGTCCAGACCGGCGGTAATGCACGGCAGGGGCCGGACATCCTTACCACGCTGGAATGCCTGGACGGCGGCAAGGATTCGCTGCATAGCTTCACCGCCCGCACGGTCGAGGGCGGGCGCAGGGCGATAGATGCGTGCGTCGCAGATATGCCACGCACAAAAATAGGCAAGATAACCGAACGCCCCGTACTCACCCGCCCCAAAGTTCTGGTCGGAAACAGTAGGCGGCTTATCGAGGAAATGATGAGCCCTGATGAAACATGTTATATAGACGACGAGCAACTTTACGCAATCAAAGATGATGAGGTTGTGAGACGATATGTTCCGGTAGTGAGTGCGGCAACCGGGATGATCAGCACCCCGACGCGGGACAGCAAACTGGTGACTTTTGAAACGCTGATGAATCCGACTGTAAAGATCGGCGGGCTTGCGAGCCTCGAGAGCGCCACAGCCCCACACTTGGACGGTATTTACAAAATTGAAACCATCAACTATCGCGGCGACAATTACGGGGATGAGTGGAAACAAAGCTGCACCGGCACCTTGGCCGCGGGGGCTAAATCGATATGACAGCGAAACGGGAGTTAACAGATGTTTTGAACGACGCCATTGGCGAGGCGCTGTCGAATTTGCACACTGCAACAATTGCAAAAGTCATGTCTGTTCAGGAAAAAACGATCAGCGTGCAGCCGGTTATTAACCGTGTGGTTGACGGGCGTTCGATCCAGTTGCCAGAGTTTACAAAAGTACCGCCTCTTTTTATGCAGGGGGGTGGGAGTTATACAGCACACCCGATAGCTATCGGCGATTATTGCTTGCTGGTATTGACTGAGCGGTGTTTTGATCGATGGTATTCCGGGTCAGATTTCCAAGACCCGGCAGAGTTTAGGATGCACGACTACAGCGACGGCATAGCCATTGTCGGCATCAACCCGATAGCAGGGGCGCTTACCATTCCAAGCGTTATCCAGCAGACGGGAGACACGAACCAGGACGGGAATTATACTAGGCAGGGTTCGCTTGTGCAGATAGGTGATATG